TCTTGAATAACCGTGTGTGCCATTCATAGGTATGAAAACCAATGGGTTTATCGGCTACCAGATTATGCCGTCGAAAACGCACTCCGGCAACCCAAGGTTCTAGGGTACTTTCAGTCAGCCACTGTAGTAGTTTATCAGAAGGGCGTTCATCGGCGTCTAGTTGTAGTATCCAAGGCTTAGTTGCTTTACTAAGAGCAAAGTTACGCGCGGCGCTAAAGTCCTTGTGCATATCAAAAGAATAGACGTTTTGTGTAGCGCGGGAAGCGATGGCTATAGTATCATCTGACGATCCCGTATCCACTATCACTATCTCTCCAACATATGGAGATATCAGTTCTAGCAGTTCGGGGAGAAGTTCTGCCTCATTCTTGACGAGGAGGTGCAGGCTCAGATCATCTGTTTTCATGCCACACCCCCTGAAGTATCCTACCATTCTTACGTTGTACAATGCCAGGGGCTACAATAGCCTCGCGCACTTCGCCTCTAAAGTACCGATCTCCTTTACCGTAAGGTACAATGTTATAGGCAAAGTCATCCAGAATATCCATCCACTGGGCTTGGCGCATCAACTTGGAATCTTCGCCATAGTAGCCTGGATAGTATACAGAGGGTACAGAGAAACAGACTATCGGTGCTAATTGTATCTGTGCCGCTAAACGCGTATAAATCTCTTTCACCGACAACTTTTGTAGCACACCCATACTGACACAAGCGGCTGGAGCCTTTATTCCTTCACGTTGCAAGCGCGCATGGTGAATAATACCATTTTCTGTGATAATAAACTGTGGACTGATCCCTCTATTACGGAGAGCTTGTCCCGCATCCTCTGCTTCTGTTTTGGATACCACGCCATGAATATCGTACCCCAAGTTGTATAGAATCTCGTACAGCAACCCTTCTCCAACCCCCATGTCCCAGATAGGCCCTGGAAGCGGCACCTGAGTAACAAACCAATTGATGAACTCTGCATGATCCTTATAAACTTCTGATTTAACTAACTGCGGTCGATTGTGCCGCACAGCGGAGGTAGTAGGATCTACCGCATTGATAATGTTAAGGAGTTTCTTAGCAGCAACATCCTCACTATGCTCCTGTGCAAACCATCTTGCCGCACTCTCTCCCTGTGCATACGCCTTTTCTCTATCCTCAACCATCCAGCACATCGTGTCGATCAAGTAGTCCCAATCGGGTAAGCGCCAATCGCCACCCAACGGCGACTCTTCTACTGTTTGAGTCGGCACAGGCCAGGTATAGCGCGCATCACATACAGGAAGTAATCCTGTGTGATTGGAAAGTATCGTTGGCAAACCTGTGGCAATGGCCTCGCGCGGGGGCATTCCAAAACCCTCACCCTTGGAGGCAAAAACCATCGCATCGGCTCCGTGTAGCCAGGCCACCATTTGCTCAGTGTACCAATTCTCATTGATGATCTTTATTCTAGGATCATCCAGATCGGGCAGCATATTCTCTGCCCAGCCAAAGTACCCTAAGCGTGTCTTGAACTCGAAGCGCACATTAGGATAGGTCTCTTTAGGAAAGGCTTTTTGAAAGGCTACTAGTGTCTCTAGGGGAGCCTTTCTACCTGTTAAAGTACCATAAGAAACAAATGTGAAAGTATCTGATGGGCTACGCCTCTGTGCTGTCATAAATGCCGGATTCACGGGCAAAGGACAAACATGTACCGGCTTGGTAACAAACTCTTCAAAGATTCCTTTGCAGTAATCGCTGGGCACCACCAGCATGTCTACTTCTTCACAATCGTGTGCCCACTCCGGCATATTCGCTAGAGGTTTGTCGGCCTCGTACATTGTCAAGCCAATACGATAGGGTGTGGGAAGTTTTCTAAACTCTCCCGGTGTGGCCATGCACAGGCCCACTCTATGAGGCATAACCCCTTCGGCATCTAGTAACTCAATCGTTTTAGGCCGTAGGCCATCACGATCCAGAAACCAGCATTGATGTACCTCTAGGTGGCAACCGTTATTAATCAGAGCGTGAACCATATTCTCAGCAGCTACAGCATAACCATCTCCTTTGGAAAAAGGACTTAGCCAGTACAAATGCGTTCCCAGTTCCGTTTTCCACAAGAGCTTATCCGAGTCGTATACGCCGTCTAGTGTAGCCATACGGTGAGTATACATCCATAGGGCATCCGCCCAGCTTACTTCCTCCGGGACATTTTTTGGGATACCCGGAGGAAGAAAGCTGCCACGCGGTGCTACTTGTGTAATGCCCGTTGTATTGCGTACTTGCATATCATTGTCCCCCTATGTAGTACGCTTAGGCTCCAACGGTAATCGTTGCATACATCTCAGGAACCACCATCTTCTTAGCGTTTCTGGTACGCACGTTACGCGACCATTTGTCGGTATTCACATACGCACCAGGCATCGTAGCGTCAGAAGGCCCCTTGAACTCTGCGTACACCAACGGCATAGGCGCAAGCGGGATATAGGGCGCGAAGACGTAGCCCGTGTCAATGACACTGCGCGGATACGTGCCCATAATACCCTTGGTCGCCGTAATGTACGGGGTCAGATACACGTCCCAGAAGCCCACAACGCGACCAACATACTGCACACCGGATAGTGAGCTAGGGCCAGGCGGATTCATACGCTCTGCGGGCTGGAAAGTAGCGGCCTTCATCGCATAGCTCACGAGAGTACGGCCACCAATAATCCAGTCGGCATTGCGATACCGCTGGGCATAGATCAAGCTCTCGGCGTCGATAAAGGCGTGATGCAAGGTCTCATACCATTCGCGGTTTGTATGTCCCGTACCTACAGTGTACGACCAGTTCACATTACCGGCGCCTGCTCCAGTCAAGATCTCATTGAGCGCACGGTATTCCAGTTCACGAAGGATTTCCTCAGCGCAGTTGTTGATCAACTCGGCGGGCACGTCCAGATTGAGAGCCCCGCGAGCATCCTCTTCAACTTCAGTAGACCAAACAGCGCCCAAGATATCTTTCGTTGCGGTAACGGATTCCGCAGTGATCTCCATCTTGACGCGGTTCGGAACTTCATTCTCGCCCTTGAAGGCATAGTCTGAATCCATAACCGTAAGACTCGTATTGGGAGTAACATCCTCCCGCAAGAAGTCCTGATAGAAAATCTGCGAAACGCCTCCAGAAGCCATAGGCATAGGTTGAATAGACGCAATCTTGGATAGAATGAGTTGTGGGTATACCTTGCGAACAATGGGCAAAGCATACTTCACAGGCAATGTCACATCGGTCGTCATTGTCTGTTCACTCATCATACCTTTAGAACTCGCGATACTCTGGTTCTCAAAGAGAATGGCCATAGGTTCCCAGAGTTTTTCAGGAATCGGCTCCATAGGATGCCGCTTAGTACCCGTTCCCAGTAGCCATTCCCACTTGTTAATCAGAGCGTCCAAATAAACCCTACGACTATCAAGAAAATCTTGATAAGAAGAATCACCTGCTAGTACCGTCATATCCGATACTCTATCACGATTTACCACTGTAATGCCTCCTATAATCTAACTAGCATACGCTAAACTACAAAAACAAATTAGAACGCCGCGAGATCGAGAATGCGTGATTGTTCTTCAGACAACTTTGAGTGCTTGTCCACAGCATCGTCTTCATCTTCATCATCGTCGGACTCAGCATTCTTCATTCGCGCTTTACCCTTAGCGTGGCCGCCATCGGGAATCTGTGTTAGAACCCGCATGAGTGCCTCATCGCGTACTGCCGCAAGCACAGCGGGGATTTGCTCTGCGGAAGTGACCTCCGCCGTCAAAGCCGCCGCAATCTCTCGGCCTACACCGATCTGTGCCGCCTCCTGAATGGCCAGTTGCAACTTCAGGGCTTCCATCTCAGCGGTGGGAACTGCCCCAGCTTCTTTAGCAGCTTCCAGATCCTTCGTCATCTGCTCTAGTTGTGCTGTAACCTCCTCTAGTTGCGTAACCGTTTTCTGGTACTCTGCTGTTACTGCTTCCAATGCCGTAGCAACATAGTCATCCAGCAAATCCTTTCGGGCTTCGACAAGTTCCTCTACAGTCAGGTTTTCCAAATCCATTTCTTCGGTCTCCTTCCATTGGCTAATAATCGGTATAGATTCTAAAATACGTACAACACCAGCTCCAGTAATCCCTGCCTCATCACAGAGGTCAATTCCTGAAATACGCGCTGTAATCATTTCCTCTACAA